TTTTCTCAAATCCATTCTTGGTATAGCGTGTCGGTCTTCTCCTTCGCCAATCCATTCTGTCAATCTATCCATTGTTACCCCTTCCTGCGCCATGATTCCACGCCTTCCATTCCTTCTTTACTGGTCAACTGCTGCCACTCCCAGTTTATATAGCTCCTCACAATCCCTTTCTGGTTTCTGACCTGCACATGGTGCGGATAGATTCCAAGAATCGTGACTTTTTCCGTAGCGAGTCTGGTTTTACCTCCCTTCTGGGAGATCCTGCGCCTTAACTGTACTTTGTCTCCAACTTTCATTTTTTTGTTCCTTTCAGTCTTACCTTGCGCATTTTCTTGCTTACCGAGTATATGAACGCCCGCATATTGCCGGGTTTAGTCGTCTTCCTCTTCATCTTTCTCACCCTCCCGGTTCTCTAAAATGATTCCATTTGCATTTATGTCTCCGTCCGCTTTTACCAGAATGTATTTCTCCCCGTTAATTACTTCTAATGTAACGAGGTCTGTTCTGTCTGCGCTTACCGATACATGTGCATCTGAAAGTCCAATTTCAAATGTTTTCGTGCTCACTGTGTTGTCCGCATCGATTTCAGCCGCGTCACAGTCTTTTGTTTTTTCTGCTGCCAGTTCCGGATCTATCCCGATGCTTTTTAATACGTTTTCCAGCTCCGCGCCTTTTAATATCCGGTTGTTGGATTCTGCTTTTATTTCACGGATTCTTCCAAGGTAATGATAAATATCTTTCGCCTGTTCCAGGCTTACTTTTCCGTCTGCTGCATTTAA